TAACATTACCTGATGAATCTGTAGTAAATACTTGGTTACCAACAGAGTTTAATAGTTGTTCATAATATGGTTGTGCATATTGGGGTAAGTTAGTAGAGTATGAAGTTTGTGTAGTAGAACCACCACCACCACCACCGCCATCACCCCAAAAGGTAAAGAATTTAGCAATAGCCATAGGACTAAAGATAAATTTTAATAAACTAAACGGACTCATAATAATTTCTCCACAACATTCATTGATTTTTCCAATCCTAATTTCATTCTATAAAGTCTTGCCTGCGCATCTTTAGCCCAAGCTCTAATTTTTGTGACACCTTGTGATCTAGCCCAAGATTCATATTGACTTACTGTATCTTTATCAAATAAACCTCGACCACCCATCGCTACTGTATGTGCTACCCTATGATTAGAATAGTTTATTAATTCTACTGCAAAAGCACCGATAATTTTTGAATCTTCTAATACTACAAATAAAATCTGATAATTACGAGCTAGACTTACTTTCATTTGGTCAGCAGTTGAATCCCCTGCGCCATACATTTCAGATTTTTCAAAAAACGGTTTTAGTGTATCCCACATCGCATAAACATGATTAGGGTCAACTATTTGTATTTGTTTCATGCAGGTAAGTATTTCTCTGCGTTAATTTCGTGACCTTGTTTAGTATGTCCTGTACGAGCTTTACGTACTTTATCTAACATAGAATATAATCTTTGTGAACCTGCTTTTGATGATCCGTTACCTAAATGAGAAACTACATCAGCTGGAATTACAAATTCACCATCAGCTAATCTTGCAGGTTGTTTATTATCAATAGTTGCATGAATAGAGTCACTCATACCATCACCGGGTCCATCAAGGTATCCACCTGATTTAGCACTGATAGATCTAAATAACCCAGTTAATCCAGTATCATTTTTAAGTCCACTAAGTTCAGCAACACCACCTGCAGCATAACCATAACCTGCGTTAGGATCAATAGGACCACCTACATATGGAGTTTGATAGTTACCTAACTGTATATTTTGACCTAAACCACCAGGATTATTTTGATTTAATATTAAAGGTATTTGACCTGGTTGTTGATTTTTTAAATTAAGTCTAAAGTTAGGATTATATGCTTCAGCTGGGTTTGTACCTAAATTAGTATTAGGTGTGAAAGCTCCACCACTATATAAAGCGCCAACTAAAGGTAATCCTAAACTTTTACCTAATGCCATAGTTGGTGAAGAAGAACCTGTTTGTTTTGCTAAATTAGATGCAAAGTCAGATCCAAAATTAGTAGCTTTAGATAACATACTAGAATCTGCTGCAGTATTAGCCCCTGCATTTAAAGCATCTTGTGATAATTGAATACCTTGTGAACCAACACCATTAGATGCATTTATGAAATCAGAAGTAGTAATACCAGGAGCTCCTGAGCTAGAAGCAAGTTCTGAAGCGCCGGTTATAGGGTTTTCTACATATCCTACTGTAGATCCAATATTATTAGCTACTGGAGCAGCCATCGTTGATGCACCACCAAGTCCACTTAATGTATTATTTAAAGCACCACTGATATCATAACCACCTGCACCACCTAAACCTGCCATAAGACCTGAAACAGGATTACCTGTAGCTAAAGCTGTACCTGCACCCACTGCTAAACCTGTAGTTAAAGCACTATCAAATACGCCAAATCCAGCGGGTCCTAACATAATACCGGCAGCTAATGGCAATAATGAGCTAAAAAAACCACCTAAACTGAAGGCTTCTGGCATACCTGTATGTGGGTTAACTGTTAAAGAGGTTCCTTGAGATTTAGCTAAAGCTTGTAATCCAGCGACTTCGCTTGGACTAACGTGCATAATCATAGTATCGCCATTGCGACCTAAAGATGCTAAACCTGATGCTTGAGAATAAATCATAGAAAGTCCTTAAATTTGCTTAATTGTACCATATACTATGTTGCCTCACCACCCGAAATAGTAACTGTAGCACCTGTTGTAGAAGCACTAACACGTATTAATCCGCCGGTTAACATAATTTGAGTACCTGTCCAGTGATATATAGAATTGGCAGCTACAGAATACCCATATAATAAGGCATTTCCAGTTCCAGCCGTACCACTACTAGGTACTAAATGTATATTAACTGTGATGGCTGTTCCTGTAGTATTACATATATTAATGTCTTTTACATAGGTTCTAGTATTAGCAGGCACAGTATATACTGTAGCTAAAGTTCCTGTAATAGCTGCTTGAGCTAGTTGATTACCAATTATATTTTGAAAATTTGACATTTAAAATCCACCTGTACCTAACCAGTTTAAAGTATTAAGACTATTTACTTGTTGTATAGTATCTACGTTAAATGAATCAATCTGATTAAAATAAATACGTAATGAGTTATTATTCTGGTTCTGGTATGGTTGCTCATAATTTTGAGGCGCAATAGGTAATGCTGGTGCTTTTGTCGTAGTAACTGGAGCACTTATAATCTGATTAGCTTGGGATGCAGTTGTCATAATTAACTTCTTCTTCCGTCTTCTCTCATATCAAATCTAAATGCACCTGCTTGCCATTGAGTTCCTACTGTATTAGAACCTAATGTAAAATACATTTGACGACCACGTGCACGTATAAAAACTTGGTTTGTATATTGGTTTAATGTAGCTGTAGCTTCTGTTACGTTTTGAATAGTTGAAATACCTTCAGCATCTGTAGTAGATGCGGCTGCACCTGGAAAGTTTCTTACTCCAACTGTAACTGATAGTTGTGGAGTTATTGGAGCACCTGTCACAGGGTTATTAGTTTCAGATCCTGTAAAATCTATATCAGGTATAACACGTCTTAATAGACCGAATTTATCGCCATCATTAATATCAATATCAGAAGTAGTAATATAAGATGTAATAGCGTTTGGAGCTGCACCTAAAGGTTGACCATCGTCAGTACCATTTTCATGAGTATATATCCAGCCATTATTAGGAGATAATGGGAATGAAAAGTCTCCTGCATCAATCCATGTTGTTCTAGTTAAGTTACCATAATACCAAATTTGATCTTGGAAGTTATAAATTACATAAGTATCAATTTCACCTGATGTAGATGCTTGAGATGAATAGAACCATATAATTTCATTAAACTTATTATTAACACCTGCAAATACAATAGGAGCTTGAGTAGGATTAATACTTGTTGGGTTATTACTATCAAATATATATTTTCTAATTGAACAAGGTAATGTATTTACTACACCGTTATAAACATAGAATCTATCTCGTCCCATCCAATACACCGTATTATTAATTGCAGTTACGGCATTAGGTCCCATGATAGATATATTATGTGATAATTCAGATATTCCAAATACAAGTTGTGTACCTAAAAACTGCATAGAATTTAAAGATACATTGGTAAATACTAGAATTTCTTGTTTAGTACTTATAGCAGTAACAATACGAGAGCCTGATTGAACTTGTAAATCACCTGCCAAGTTAGTAGCAGTGGGTTGCCATACACCAGGTTGAGGACCATAAGTTGGGTCAACATTAGACCAACGAATAAGTAATGGGTTATAAGTTCCTAAATAATCAGGTGCAGTTCCTGCAGCATTATATGAAGTGCATCCGAATGCAATTAAGAATCCAGTCGTTGAATTAAATAAAATCTTTTGTACGTTTTGGGGTACAGCTATAGCACCTGTAGTTGTATTTAGTGGTACGGCTACATTTGAAAATGAGTTATTATAAGTCCAGTAATAGATGATACCACCTGTTTGACCTACTGAATCATATGAAGTATTAAATATTAAGTCATTACCAAAGTTTTGCATAAAGTTAAAACGAGGAGGTATATATACCGCAGATGTTGAACCTGAGCCCCAAGTACTACGACCCCAAGTTGAAGTACCCCAACCATAACCTGCAGTTACGTTAGCAGCGCCAGTATTAATTTGAAATACTGCAGTAATAGCAGTACCACCACCCGCAGCTACAGTTGAAGTTGCAGCAGAAGCTACAGTGATTTGGAATGTATTAGGTGTTACATTAAATACTTGGAATTGTTGATTTAAGTTAGCCGCAGAAACTCCACCTATTGCAGTAGCTCCACTAAAGGTTACAGAGTCTCCATTAACTGCGCCATGAGAAGTTATAGTAACTGTTACAGTTGTAGAAGTATTTTGAGTAGCAAAACAATTATCAGTAGTAGGTGTTGTTGAATGGGTATAAGTAACTCTAATAGGAGTTATATCATAAAGATTTGTACCTGCATTAATATATATCTTTTGGTTAGTACCTAATGCTGCAAGTAAATTACCATCAGATGTAGTATAAGTAAATATAGTACGTGCAGAACCAATATAAGATGTAATATTTTGAACTTGCCAACCACCAAACTTTTCAGGAAACCCATTTCTAAAGCGTACAAGTTGTCCATCATACCAACCACCTTTATTAGCAAGGTCAGTTGTATCTTTAACTATTCCTGGTTTTAGTATTATTTTCTGTAATGGCATATTAATCTTTTAAATATAATTCTTTTTCAGCTTCTCGTCTAGCTTTTAGTCCTGTTAATTCTTTAGTTCCTACATGGTCAAACTTAATCATTTCCGCAACTACTTCTTCTGGATCATCATCTCCATTAATCATAGGAGCTATATATTTTTTGAACTCTGCAATCCCCAAATTAAACACCCAACTAATACAAGCGTCAAACTGATTTTGGGTAAGAGGCACAACAAGACACATATTAAGTCCTCGTTCAAACCTAGCAATGTCCTCAATAAGTAAAGCATTTATTTCTTCTTCTGTGAAATCTCTATTAATGTTTGCAGGAAGCGATTTCCCATCCCCGATAAGATGACCATAACCAATAGTCCAAAGACCGCCAGCGTCACGATAAGGACTACGACGGCAACCTTCAAAGCGTTTAATAAGATTAACAGCATTTTCACTTGCTTTCATTATAAGGCTCCGTATCTTTTTTCATCATAACTGCCGCACCATGAGCACCAGCAATTACTCCAATAGACTGAGCAAAATCTTTAATATTAAACATATTGCCAATATAAGCGTCATATAAGGCTCCCGCAATCACTACAAGGGTTGTAACAAGCCAAGACCATCTAGCAATATCATGTGTTTCATTATCTTTTCCAGTCACTAAATGTTTTAAATTTGGTATCATTTTATTTTACTTTGTTCTTTTATCCAATTTTCTAAGTCTATTAATTGTTGTGAAACTTCATGATACGTAGTATAGTTATCTATAATCGTTTGTTCAGCTTTATCTAATGATGCTTTATCGGGCAACGTATTTAACTTAGGAGGTAATAACATTAATTCCCCTGGAGGTGTAGGGAAATCAGTCCTTAGCTGCGTCGTTGTGCAACCTGATAAAAGACTCAGGAAGCTCACAATTAGCATTATTTTTATTATTAATTTGACTTTTAAGGGCTTCATTTTTAGCTCTAATTGTTTTAATTTGTTTATCATACGTTACTTTAATCTTAGATGTAGCTACATTTTGAGCTACTTTAATTTTATCTATTGCATGTTTATATTCAACTAATACATCTTGTCTACCTTTAATAT